ACCTTGATCTTGAAGTGACCGTCGGAGGTGTCCAGTTTCCCGAAAAGCGTCTCTTTTTCCAAAAACCCGATCTCATTGTTCATAGTGACTTGGATTTGGCCTTTGTGGGAATCACTTAAGCAAAACGTCCCGTCCCACTGCCGGTGACCCCCGTCTCCGCACTGGGTCGGCCACTCGGCCTCGGTGGTCTTAAAGCGCACACGAAGCGGGAGGAACTGGACCGGATGCTGAAGCCAAATCTTGGCGATGTGCCCGTTGATGGTATAGTCATACGCCATAGCGCCCTCTATAAACCGCTGTATGTACTGACGGCCAATTGAATCGGCAGCGTGTGCAGGGAGATGTATTTGTTCTCGGCCATCCGGACGGCGGCGATGATATTATTCGTTTCATACAGATTATTATTGGTGTGCGTCGGATACCGATAAACATCCACAGGGTCGTTCGAGAACCTCCAGTCGTTACTGAACGTTCCGGTGGCAGGATTAAAGGCCTGGATGAGACCCTGCATCGGGTGCAGGCTGACGTTGGTCAATTTGACCCACGCCAGTTGCGGTGCCGCAGCTGCAGCGACAAGACCGCTGTGATAGACGATGGCCCACTTCAGACCTGTGCCGTATTCCTTCCAGATGATCTTGCACGGGCCGGTGGTCCGGCTGATGAGGAACTCGATTTCCTGGTTGGCGATGTCGGCATCGGCAAACTCGTGACTTTCGCGATGGACCTGGATTCGTACCGGACAGTAGCCCGCATACCACGCCCGACCGATAGTGCCGACCTTGATGGGTTCGCAGGCGATCAGGAATCCGCCCAAGGGGGCATTGCTGCCGTTCCAGTTGCCCGGCCGCCAGGCGGACAAGACGACCGACTCTGCAAACCCCGCACTGGGGACTGGCATGCCGCCTCCATCCATCGCGACCATAGCGCTGGTTCCGGGGTCAATGATCCCGAATTGCGGAATGTCGCCTGGAAACCATCCCTCAGTGGCCCGCACAAGAACGGTATTCGGGTTTTGGGATAGTTTGCCCAAGAGGTGGGTCTTGTCCGGCGACTGATCCTTGATAAAGGTCTCGATCTTACGCCAGGTCGCAGGCGAGATGTTCACGCGTTTGGCCATTAGCTGGTCCCGATGGCTAAATCTGCAAAATTGACAAACGGGTACAACCGCTCAAGGTAGGCCGCCACCGGCTGCTGGATAAGGCGGCCTTCATTGATGCTGTCGCCGTACATCACCCATAGATAGTCCCAGCCGTACTTGAGGGGAACGGTGATGCCGCCGACGGGGATGTCGATGCGGTTGGGGCTGGCGGCAAACTGGAAGGTCAACTGCCACTTCTGCTGGCCTTCGAGGGTGACCAGTTGTCCGCTGACGCCCCTGAACTGCACCTCGCCGTCGGCAAACCCCCGAAAGGGCGCATGGTTGACGCCGCCGGTCATCAGGGCCAGCAGGTGCCGATAGCTGTTGGAGACCTGGGCCTGGGTCTTGATATGCGTCTCGCTGAAGGCGTATGTCGGCACGACAATATCGACGCCGTTGACCCGCTGGCCGTCGTAGCCGATAGCGCCCTGGGTGTTCGGCGCGCCGGCGGGGTACCGGCCAACCGTCAGCGGCGATTGCGTGATGTGCTGGCTGCCGCCGGTGGTGTCAAACGAGGTGGTAAAATCGTCAGAGGTAACCAGCCCGTAAAAGACCGTCGCCTTCCAGATGTTGGATGCCGGACGGGTTGAGTCGACATACTGGGCATTAATCTCGCGCCGCTGGCGGATCAGCCCTTCATAGGCGGCCGGAACCGCCGCGGTCAGGGCATCTCGCGCAGCCGCCTCGTTGGCTGCTGCGCGAATCGTATAGTGGAACTCGGCCTCTTTGCCGGGCACATAGCGGGATTCGATGTCTTGGGTTACGGTAACACTCATACGGCCATCTCCTCTTGGTCACGCTGGAGGTTCAGCATCTCACGTGTGGTCTTGGCAATCTGCTCGGTCGCATTGGCCGTGCGGTCGGCGGCCGAGCCGCCTTCGGCCCCGAAACGGCTAAATCCGCTGAATCCCCCGGCGGCGGTCAGCTTGGCAGCTGCGGTATCGAACAGACTGCCCAGGCCGGACAGGTTGGGGGCCTTGATGTCATCCGGCCTGCGCATCCGGCCCGGCGTGTCTTTATCCATGCGTTTTTGCCGTGCCTCATTCAGGGACTCCCGCCACGCCTTGCGGGCCGCTTCAAGGTCGTCGGCGTTCTCCTGCATCTTGTCGGAGTAAGCCTTGTCCAGCTTGCGGTGACGCTCGGCGTTTTGTTTGCCGATCTCATCCATCATCGCATCCCGCATCGTCGCCGCATCCTCACGCCGAGACTGACGCCTGCGGTCAATCTCCTGCTGTTGGGCCTTCTGGTCCTGGTTGATTTTATCGAGGGCCTTGTTCTTTTCGTCATCGACAATGCTGTACGCCGCTTCCAGATTGATGGAGTCATCGAACAGTTTCATAATCCACAGCGCTGCCTTGGTGGCGACCGCCTTCATCTTTTCCCACGTCCGGACAAAGAAGGAGCTAAAGCCGTTCCAGACCTTCTGCAAAAATGCCGTCGTCTCAATCCACCCAACCTCCAGGGCGTGCCAGACCGAGACCGCGGCCGCCAATGCCCCATCGAAGGCGTCATAAGCCAGGCGGACAAAGACATTGCGGAAGTTGAGCCAAATCTTCTCCAGGAAATTTGTTCCCCGTTCCCATTCCATCTTCAGCGTCAGCCACAGAATTCGTGCCGCCAGGGCAATATCCCCGGCCGCCAGTGCATCGGCAATCCCCTGATAGGCGTCGATGGCATCATTTTTAAGGATGCTGAACCGCGAGCCGAGCCATTCCAGCGCCTTGGCACCGGCCCCGGAGGCATAAATGAGATATGTCCCCAGCGCCGCCACTGCCGCAATAACCAGCACCACCGGCTGAGACAGGAAGGCAATCGCAACGCCGAGTGCCTTGAACACCGCGCCGACGGTTGTGATGACTCCGGCCAGCTTACCCAAGGCCAGGCCCAACGCACTGATTGTCCCGCCAAACAGCATCAATGCAATCCCACCGGCCACCACCGCTGCGGCGATCCTGGCGACGGTGACGACCACCTGCCGGTTCTGCTTAAGCCAGTCATTGAAGGTGACAATCACCTTGGTCACCCATCCGGACAACGCCTGCAGCGCCGGTGCCAAGGCCGCGCCCACCTGAAACGTCGTCATCTTGACCACCTTCCACAACCGCCCCAGTGCGTCGGTAAATTCCTCTGCGGCCGCGGCGTCCTGGCCGCTGATGGTCAGACCCAACGCTCGTGCCTCCTGCTGAAGCGCCTCAATCCCGGCAGCGCCGTGTTCGAGCATGGGAAGCAGTGCCGTTCCGGATTTGCCGAAGACCTGCATCGCTGCCGCAGCGCGCAAGGTGGGGTTTTTGATTTGGCTGAGCCGGTCGGCGATGAGTTTAAATTGCGCTTCGGGCGATAGACGCGATAACTGCTGATACGACAGTCCCAGCATCCCCAGCGCATCAGCGGCGGTTTTTGACCCCTGCCCGGCATCGGTAATCGTCCGCTGCATCTTTCGGACGCCGCTTTCGAGCGTCTCGATGGTCGTGCCCGACTGCTGGGCCGCAAACGATAGTTCCGACAGCGCTTCGGTCGAGAACCCCGTGCGTTTGGCCATTTTGCCGACCGAATCACCCATTGCCGCAAACGCCTTGGAGGCGGCGACCAGCGGCGTCAGGATGGCTGCACCCAATCCGACCATCTGTCGTCCCATCCGGCTGATGGCAGCACCAAACGCCTTGAGCTTCTTTTCGGCGGCACGGAGGCCCCGCACCAACTTCGTATCGTCGGCGAATAACTCGACAAACGCCCGACCCGCTCGAATCGCATTCGCATTGCCCATTAGATACCCCTCCCGGCCTGTAATTGTTGTCTTTCCTGTTGAATCCGCGCCTCGGCCATCCGGATATAGTCGGGATTTTGCTCAATCCCGATATACCGCCGACCGGTGCGGACACACGCCACCGCCGTGGTGCCCGAGCCGATGAACGGGTCCAGGACCACATCGCCGTGGTAGGTATAAAATTGAATGCAGCGATACGGCAGTTCGACCGGGAATGGGGCTTTGTGGAGACGGCTTCGCTCGGCCGGGAAGTACCACACCGTCGAAGCAAAGTCCATAAACTCCTGTCGGGTCATCGTGGATGTGCCGCGGTTGTTTTTTTTGACGCTGTGTTTATTCAGCACAAAGATAAACTCCATCCTCGCCCGACAGATGGGATTGGCCGCTGACATCCAGCTGCCCCAGGCAGTGTTGGAGCCGCAAAAGCTCTGCGGATCGCCGGAGCGTTTGGATTTGACCCAGATGATGGTCTCCCGAATCGTATAGCCGATGGATTTTATCAGATTCAGCAGTTCAATATAATCAAGACCCGCCGTTTTAACGGTCGAGACAGTATAGCCGACATTCAGACAAAACCGCCCATCGTCTTTTAAGACCCGATAGCATTCGGCCAGATAATCTCGCGTAAACGCCAGATACTCGGCCCGACTCTTGCAGTCGTCTGTGTGGCCATAGTCCAGACCGATATTGTATGGCGGGCTGGTGACACAGCAGTCCACGCATGCATCGGGCAGGGTCTTTATGACCTGCGTACAATCACCGCAGATTATAGAATCCAGCTTCACGCGATTGACTCAAACAGCAGAGGTTGATTGTTCATTTTTGGACTTTTGACTTTGTCCTTTAAACTATCAAAAGCGGACTGCCGGAACTGCCCCGACCTCTCAATCCTGGGGGGATTGCGGGTCTCTCTTGACCCCTCGCCCGCATCTATTTTCCAGATCAAATCGTGATGTTTGGGATAGCAACTGGTCCACTGGATGGGACTTTCCCGCAACAATTCTTTGCGGCGTCTGTGTCCGCACAGGAACGTGCAGTACCGAAACTGCCGTCCGCGCACGCGCCGCAGGTTCAGCCCTTGCCAGACGCTTTTGCTTCGGCTACCAAAGCGTGAGTTTAACAATCGCGGATGCACCGGCTCACCGTCGGCGGTCAGGTAGATTTCCGTATTGATATATCCGCCATAGTGCCAATTGGCCGCCTGATAGATGTAGCCGGGTTTACCGCGGATGCCGTCGGCCCAGGTAAACAAGACCTGTTTATCCGGCTGATTTTTGCGGAACCATTCCACACATCCGGACAATAACTGACTTTCGGTGTTCCGCGGCAATTCCTCACGACAGCACAGCCGACACAATTCCCAATAGTCCGGTGTATCCAGCGATGGAAACAGCCGCTGGATGGTGTGCCGAGGGCGTACCCCCCAGCCCCAGATAGCCGCACCGCCTAAGCCCTGGGCATCAACAAAGCCCAGGGCCAGGCAGCAGTGCGGAGGGAAGATATTGCTGTAGTGATACTGTCGGCACAGGGCCTTGGCATCGGCAACAGGGATGGCATCAACGGCGATCATGGTGTTTATGCGGCAGCCTTCAAATCGGTAATGACCTTGTCCTTACGCCGATTGTCCGCCGAGGTACCCAGGCCCAATGCGCCGCCCAAGAGGCCAATCCCTATCGGGACCAGCGCCGCAGGATTGAGCGTTCCCTCGGTGGCACTAACGGCAATTAGGCCGACGGTCTCCAGAAGCTGCTGTTTGAACTCATCCTGCCGCTGCAAATCGTCCAGCCCGGCCGCCACACGCTCGTTAAAGGCACGGATTTCCTCATTGAACGCGGCGATCTGCGCATCCAGCTCAATCCGTTGGACGGCAAAGTCCTTCTCGCCGATTAAAGCCTGCCGCTGGAACTCTGCGCTGCTGACCTTGGGCGTTTGACCGTCGGCGGTGGTAATCAATCCCGCCGTTGTCGCCTGGCACCCGGTCAGGTTCAACACCAGTCCCATCGCGAGGATGAAGACCAATACCGAGGCGACGGCGTAGCGATTGTGGTCCACAAAGTTCAGTACGGTGTGTACAACGTCATTTTTCATCTGCGGTCTCCTGTAAATAGTGCTTTCAGTAACGATACATTTTCCTTATCCACCACCACGGCATCCGGCCGTGATGTGTTGTTCTGCATTGGATTAAAGTCTGAGGGTTTGAAGGGTTTGGTTCTCTTGGGGTCACGGTTGACGTTGGCGATCAGGGCTAAAAGGGCTGACGTGTGCTGCCAAGCGTCTTTGGATTTGCCCTCGGCCATCCAGAACAGCTGACGCAGTGTCAGGTCTCGGGGGTCGATGCCGATGGCTCCGGCCAGTTGCCAGACAAGGCCCCATCGACCAGACGGTCCAAATCCATCGTGTCGATTTTTGTTTCGACGGCGGCGGTGGCCTTCTCGATGAGCCGTGCCTGCGCCGCGACCGCCTTGGCCCGATCCATCCGGCCGCGGCTCTGGAAAAAATCCGTCAGTTCCTCATAGAACGCCTTCTGCGCCGCTAACAGTGTTTTGCCGTCAAAGGCGTTTCGGACATCGGCATCCGTGACCTTGTGGGCTTCAAATTGCGATTCGAGCAAGGCACACAACACCTCACCGAGCAGCATTTCATCTGTTCCCAGCCGTGTGAGCAAGGGCGGCTCACCCGCTTCCGGCTGCAAGAGGTCAATCTCCAGCTTGGTTTTGACGTGCATCGCCGTGCCGAGCGTCAGGGTAATCGTCCACGTCCGGCCCGCTGCGTCGTTAAATGTCTTCATTCGCCACCGCCTTCCTGCCCACCGGCCGGTTCGTACCACGAGTCGAATCTGGCCAGCTTGGCGGTGACGCTGACGGTGATGGCCTCTTCCAGCGGCTCATTCCGCGAGAAGTTGGTAATCGACCAGTTGCCCACCGGCCCTTCGGCCAGGCTGCCTTCGACATCGTGTTTTTCAGTCAAGGCCGCCAGCGCGACGGTGCCGTTGGATAGATAGGCGTTCTTGATGGCGGTAAAGGCCGCATCGCCGGGCTTCCACTGCATCTCAAACTCCAGCGTCGCCTCACGCAGGGTCGGGGCCGTCGCCCGCCAGCCCTTGTTGCCGCGGGTGGTGATGTCAGCCTCGCCCGCCTCCATGTTCAAGGTCACATCCTTGACGTTACCGACCAGCGTCAGCGTTGACGGCAGCGTCGGCCCATCGCCGGTGATGGCTGCGCCAAAGTACAACGCCGCGTTCATCCCTAACAAAAAGTCCATAATTTAAAACTCCTTTCAGTCGTTTGGGCTTCCAGCCGCCAGCGGCCAGCCTTCAGTAGGGTTTATTTCACAGAATCCCGCCACAGTGCGGGGAGTGTTGCTTTTTCTTTTTCAAACGCCGGCCCCATGTACGGGCGGGGCCGGACGGTCACTTTGGTGTTATCCTTGCCTCGGTCCAGCATCACCGTGCCGCCGTATTCGAGGGCACTGGGCGCATCGCCGCGGTTGTTCTCCGTCAGCCGCATCGGGCCGATGACCACGCTCTTTCGGCTGGGCTCATAGCTAAAGAAGATAAACCGCTTCAAAAGCCCGGTATGGCTGGAAGGCGGCTGGCCCGGCGCAGACGATGCTTTACGCTTTCGGATACTGCCCCTGGCCGAGCGCCGCACGAACGCCCCGAACCGCGAGAATACCTTTCGTGTGGCCTTGTCCACAGCACCGAGCACCGTGGGGCTGTCAAAGAACAGACGTGTAATCTTTATTCCGCTCATTCGACCAGCACCCGCCCGTTGAGCGTCGGCAGCATATCGCTGAATGATGCGCCGGTTTTCATGTCAAACAGGAACGCGACGGCATTGGGTGCATCCGGTGCGGTATTTTTGTCCACATCGACAACCGGTGCGTAATACAGCGTGCCGTACAGCGTCTTGACATCGGTCGCCGGGATCATCACCCGCCAGTCGCCGCTTTCCGGATGTCGTGTGGCGGCGATACGGCCCTGGGCAAATGTTACGCTCGCCGCACACTCGCCGCTGGTGGCATGCAGGACGTTGCCGGTCTTATCCTCACGAAACACGACGGTTAACGCGTCCTCGCCGCCATAGGGGATGACCAACATTCTGTTTTCATAGCGTTTTGACATGACAGTCTCCTGTGCTTATCGTTTTCGGTACAGCGACCGGTACAGACCGGGCAGCTCGGACGGGGGCGCTTGTCTGGGGTCTAAATATGGATAGCCATTGTTAATCACATTCGCCGGGTCAATATTCCACAGGGCTTGGAAGTTCCAGCCGGGATAGCTGGTTTTGTCCTTCGCTTCTGCAACCGACAGCCGCTGTCCGTGTACGCTCGTACTTGCTGCATCATCGCTGACCCAGTAGCAATTCTTGACGATGGCCGTCTCGCTGTTGGTATAGCCGCTGAACTGGCCGACATTGTTTCGGCCCGTGGCCAGCCCTGTCGAATAACACCGCTCGACACGCGCCTCATCGCCAATCCCCCCGGCAAAACCGCCGATACTGTCATTGTTGCCGCCCTGTACCGTGCCGCGGGCATAACAATCCTTCACGGTAGAGTTATAGCTGATCCCGCAGGTAAACCCGCCCGCCGAGTGCCGGTTGGTGCCCGTCATCGACACGGACACATCCGCCCAGCTGCGCCGTGCATGTCCGACCACGCATTGGCCAATCAGCCCGCCTGCGGTATAGTTGGTGCCAATGACCGTGCCCGTTGCCGAGCAGTCTTCGATACGCCCGCCCGCGGTGACATGGCCGACCAAGACCCCCGTTGCCGAATTGCCGCGCACATACGCATTGCGGAGGTGGGTGTTTTTAATCTGACGCGGCAGATGGTTATATCCGTAGGCCGACAGCCAGCCGAACAGGCCGCAGCCGGTCAGCGTGTTGCGATTGATGTAGAGCCCGGTAATCTGAAACCCCTGACCATCATACCGCCCGACAAACTGTTTTGAGGAGGTGCCGATGGGGGTAAACCCCGCGGATGTCCAGACGCTTGAATCATAGTTTCCGCTGCCGGGATTGGTCGGCGATGCGTCGATAGTCTGGGTTTGCACATATTCCAAATCCATAAAACCGGCCAGCTGAATCCCCTGCAGCTCATAGACCGTGCTGATGGTCACCTTACCAATCGATTCGGTAATAACAACAGCAGGGCTCCAGCCGGACAGCGGAAACACCCACGGATTGCCCTGACAGGCCGCGAGGGTTTGTTCGTTCGTGTCCTCAAAGACCCACGCATCGTTTTTATACAGGATAGAGACTCCGCCGCCCAATCGGACATAGCCCGACCATGTGCTGTAATACACCCCATCCCCGGTGCCATCAAAGCCCTGGACCTGAATCCGGGCAGGTTTGTAGGGGGCAATATCACTGTAATCCGTGATAATCATGCCGCCATTGTCAAAGCTGCCGTTATCGGCCTCCCAGCCCGACAGAGGGAAATTGTCCTCATCGCCGCCGGTATTGACAAACATCGACACGGCACTGTTGCCGTCCCAATACCACAGCGCCCAGCCCCTCTGTTCCCAATAGTCAATCCAGACATTCCAGTTTTCGACGTGATAGTATTCCCCGTAGTTTTTCTCAAAATAACCGTTTAATAAAGACGGGAGAAGGCCCTGGATGTGAATTTTTGTGGGAATCGCCATTACGCCCGCTCCTTTTCGATGGGGTCAACCGGTATGACAGGCTCTTTCTCAGCCTTATCCATCGCCTTGATTTGGGCCGTACAGTCCAGGGCATTCCGTTTGAGTTTTGACAGTTCCTCCCGGATAACCAGTGCGGGGAATTGCTCGATCCGCTCC